CTTTCCTCTACTGAAGCAATACCCCACCTATATTAGTGTTTTTGAGACCATTTGTGTATTACGTGTTACTTTCTTTCTTCTCGTTTAACCGTCTTATCAGATTATATTTTTCATAATAATTGATTAACAATCTTTATTCTTATAAAATTATATCCCTTTATAAATGTTTTCTTGAAAATTTTTATAATCATTCTTTCATACAAGTTCAAGTTTTTACTTATTTCATTTATTTCTTTTTCCATATAAATCTCCTCCTTGGGAGAAACGCGTTTCTTTTATTGATTAAATTATATAATCGCTGTCGAAAAATGTCAAACTAAATCGACCGCAAGTTTCGACAAAATGGGTAACTGGCAGTTACTCGTTTCTTTTTTTGAATAATCATATTACAATATTGGGATAATAACTTTAGGAGTAATTTTATGATTGTATTCGTAATTAAGCATTTGAGAGAAGAAAAAGGATTATCAAGATATAAACTAGCTAAATTAGCTGGCATATCTAAGCCATATTTAATATTATTGGAAGAGAATAAAAGAATGAACCCGACTCTACATGTATTAGAGTCTATTGCTAACGTACTTAATGTTAACGTCAAAAAATTATTCTATTCAGAATTGGACGTTGAAGAGTTAAGAGAAGAAATGTACCGCAGAATTGAAGTTTTTGGTTTGGATAGTAAAGAGGTGTATGAAATATCACAGATTATTGATTTATTGTTAAATGTAGAGGGGACTTTTAAGTAATAAAAAAAGTCCTAAAATCGACGCATCACAATCGTTTTTAAGCCTTTTTTATTTTTGATTAGAGTAATTATATTACCTCAAAATGGCAAAAAAAATAGCTAGACAACTTAATGTCTAGCCTTTTTCTATATTAATCTATTAACTGTATTTATTCCTACAATTCCATCAACATCTATGCCACAATTTGATTGGAACTCCTTTACTTTTTTCTCGCTTTCGTCTCCGTATTTACCATCAACTCCAAATTCATTTAGACTATATCCTTTTGCGATTAATCTTTCTTGAACCCATCTAGCAAATTCACTAACACTAAAGTTTCTTACCATATTGTTGTTTACTGCTTTTGTTGTTAATGGTCCTATTATTCCATCTACATCTAAACCACAATTGTAATCTTTATTTAATGCTCTTTGTAAAGATTTTACTATTTCTTCTTTTGAATTATTTGTAGGACTGACTTTGACACCTCTCATTTCGTCCATCGGGAAATTATTGCCCGGACATTCAGAGTTGTCTATATCTCTATGCCCTACTACTTTAGATATATTATACTTTTCTTTTAAATATGCAATTAATTCTTGCCCTGCTTTTAATTGAGGTTGTCCCATTTCTTCCTTTGAAAAGTTTCCTTCAAAACAAATACCTATTGAATTGTAGTTTGCTCCTACTGCATGTGCACCTACTGTATTCTCTGGACGTCCTCTATATATAGAACCATCTTTTCTAATATAAAAATGATACCCAATTCCTGCCCAACCTTTTGTATTTTTATGATAATTATGTATTACTTCTACACTTTGTAAAACAGTTACTCCACTGTGATGACACACGATTTGCTCTGTTGTATTTCTTATGTCCATTGCACCAAACTTAAAATTATTTTCTATTATTTCCATTATTTTCCCTCCCTATTTATAGTTTTTACAGCCTTTTGTCCTAATAGATATGTAGATATAACTCCGTTTATTACTGCTATAACTCCTGTTATCTGTGCGCAATATGGTATTGTTATACCTTCAACTGCATTAACACCTAAAAGTAATGCACTTATTATTGTTAATGCGTTTAATACATACTTAGATATTTTTTTTACCTTTTCCATTTATCTTTCCCTCCTTTCATTTTCCAAAATTGATATTCTTGTTTCGTGGTTATTAAGCTGATTATGTATCTTGGTTCTATCTTCTTGACCTTTTTGCATTTGGTCTGATAAAACCTGAATTGTAACATTTAATTTTGTTATTGTATTGTTAAGTTTTACAATTACCGTAAATATCGGAATCATCGTTGTTATAAAACCCATAATTAGCATTATTGTGTTATCTTGCATCTTCTCACCTCCACTATCTTTTAAATTCTCAAAAAGTCTCTTCTTATTGCGTAGTTGTTCCTTCATGACCTCGCCATGCTGACCACGTTGAACCATTATTGGTTGAAAATCTCATATAAGTAAAATAAGAAATTACCTCTTGACCCTGCACTGAGATTTTATAGGAAAGATGAAGTTCTTGCATTATATACATTCCTGCATTTTTAACTTCTAATAATATATCGAAAAAAGGAAAACCGTCAGCATGATCAAATGGGTAGTTTCTCGATTTCAAAAAATTAGTTGCTGTTGATTGAGCATATATTCCACTTATTTTTTTTGTGTTTAAATTATCTGTGCCTAATTCTCCAGAAGAAGATAAGCTATCCCATTTTGCCGTACCATCGCTTTGCCATTTCAACACTTGACCACTACTTCCACCACTAGGAATATGTCTGTTTCCACTAGTAGAAGGGTGTACATACTTATTTGCCTCTGTTTCTATAGCATCTAACTTGGTTTTGTCTGTCTTACTCATTAATCCGTCTGCACTAGCTGTTACAACTGAATGGTCTGCTCCCCACGTCGCTGTTCCATCGGCCGACCATTTTAGTATCTGTCCACTACTTCCTCCGCTAGGAACGTGTTTATTTCCACTTGTCGTAGGGTGGACATATTTGTTTGCTCCTTCTGCTATGTTGTTTAATTTAGTCTTATCTGTCTTACTCATCAATCCATCTGTGCTAGTTGTTGCTACCGTGTGGTCTGCTCCCCATACTGCTGTTCCATCTGCTGACCATTTTAATATTTGACCTGTACTTCCACCACTAGGAACGTGTTTATTTCCACTCGTGGTAGGGTGGATATATTTATTGGCTTGTGCTTCTACTCCTGCTAATTTTGCCTTTTCTGTTGTCGTATAATCATTGCTTGATAATCCTTTTCCTGTTTCTACTCCTTGTATGCCTAAGTCTGCTAAAGACTTATTTCCTTGCAGTGTAATGCCTGCGATTTGTGGCTTATTGGATAAGACCTCGTAATCGTTTGCTGATGTTTCTCCACTGCTACCTAATTGTGCATTAATTGTTCCGTCTGCATCTATTGTTATATTAGCCCCTGCTTTTACCCCACCTAGAGTTGTGCTTGTTGGAGCAGGCAAAACATAATTATTTAAGCCGTCTAATTTATTTTTAAGTTCTGTTGTAAAAGCTTCTTGTGTCTGATCTAAAATACTTTTATTCGCATGCTCATGTAAATCTTCTTTTTTAGCATATATTTCATTCATCTCTTCGTTTGTATAGTATTTTATTTTTAATTTTCCTGTACAGCTTATGTTATTTGTACCTTTATACAAAATCATATTCTTAATCTTCTCCCACGCTTCTTTCTGTGTTTCTGTGTAAGGTACTATTTCTTCTTCAGCTAGCTCGTATTCTACTATGATAGGGTTGTTTGATAGCCAAGTTTTTAACTCTGCAACCGTGCTTGCTCTGCTAGTATTTATTCTTAATCTTATATAATTATCTATAATACTTTGAATGCCTTCTTCATCAGTATTCCAAACGGCTCGATTAATAAATTTATCACAAATTAATGTGCTCGCCTTTTTCATATCACTTATAGGTATACAGAAGTAAGAGGTATTTGTACCAGTTTGGTTTGCAAGCGTATACCAACCTGTTTCTGTTCCATCCAGCACAACTTGTTTCCTCTTAGGATGTATTCCATCACTTGCTAGATAACTACCTTTATATAGTTTTTGTCCTTCTGATAGCGGGAAGTACTCTGTTTGTTGTTGGTGGGGTTCGTAGTCTGTTACGACCTTGCCTTTTTCTATCATTATCTTCGTCGTAAAGTTGCTATATGTTCCAGCTTTAACAATTAGTCGAATTGGAACATTTTGTCCTTTTGTTAATGTAAAGGTTGCTTTGTCCTTTATATCATATGCTATTGAACCATTCGCACCTAAATATATATAACAATTGTTTGGTAAACTATTAGTCAAACTAATAGTATAAGTTCCCTCACTTAAATATCTTGAGCCTAAATTAACAGATGTATTTGAAGAATATGTGCCATTTATTGTTATTCCATTTCCTGTATATAGATTTTTTCCCTCGTCTTTTATCTCTATATTTCCCTCTATATTTTCTATTGGGCTTCGATAATCAGAAGATGGACTTGCACCGTATGGTTCCCAAGATGTATCTGTTTCGCTAGACAACATTATACTGAAATCCGTTAATATGCACTGTCCTGTTTCTCCATTGTTATATCTATTTGCGTATAAAGCGACATTACTATCTAACATTTCTTGTGTTATTGTTTTTGAAGCATTCATTCCCCATACTAGTGACACTTCACTCAAGTAAATAAAATTATTGTATGTATTACCTAAATTTCTGCTAAACCTTAATGCCACTATGTCTCCAACCTTAAGCTTTGGACATAATTCGCTTAATTTTTTATAAGTATTAGTTATTCCATTTCCACTTGTTGCAATTGGCATTGTTATTGTTTTACCGTTATTGCTTACTCCAATATTAGTTGAAGAAGGTATTTGACTTGCATCAAAATAATTCTTACCACTCCTCGTTGCCTGTTGGCTTTCGCCCTCTATACTTACTTCTATTGCTGGTAAGTTCGCACTCTCTATACTTATATTCTTTCCTTCTTCTTCTTTTATTAAATCTACTAATTCGCCTTTTTCACCTTTTAAAGATGCTAATTGTTCTTGCGTAAAGTCTGAATATGTGAACGGATCGCCTTTCTCTCCTTGTTCACCTTTAATATTAACTGGTGGCGGATTACCTAGATTTCCATTATTGCTCCACGATAACACTCCATCAGTAGATACTGTCGGTGTGAAAGTATATCCTTGTGAACCACGTTCTCCTCTAATTCCTGTTTCTCCTTTATCTCCCTTATCCCCTTTTTCTCCTTTCAAAGACGCTAATTGTTCTTGTGTAAAATCCGAATATGTAAATGGATCCCCTTTATCTCCTTTGTCGCCTTTATCTCCTTTCAATAAATCAGTTTTTATATCAGTAGTAATATCGTCGATTTCATCTTCTATTATGACATTTATATTATTCATATATTATTCATCTCCTTTGTAAGTATATTCTTCTGTCAATGTTATACTGCCTATTACAAGTGTTTTTACTAGTCCCGTTGATGTCTTTAATTCAATATCGAATCCATAAGTTCCATAATCTAAGTCCGAGGTATCATCAGCTTTGAAAGTGACATAGTAATATCCATCGTCATCGTTTAACTCAATACCAGATTCTAATGTTTTTTGAATCAATACATCTTTAGAATTAGCATTTTTCTTCACTGTAACATATAGCTTGTCTCCTACACTTAATTTTAGGTCCACCCCAGCTGAATCTTTAAGTTTAAATTTAAATCTCTTTGTGTCACCTCTAGGAAATTCAAAATCCATTGTTAACCCTCCTTCTTATTAATTTGCTCAGAAATGTTATTAATTGTTGGCCATAAACTTTCCAGATTGTAGTATTCAATTAGTTGTTCAATAGTAGTCGGAATATATTGGTCTTGTTTGTCTACTTTACTCATTCCTATCCTCCTTTTTTACAAATTAAAAAGAAGAGTTATTTATATTTAACTCTTCCATCTTTATAAACTGTAAATCCACTAAATTTATCAAATAATTTTAATTTTTCATTCCTTTTTAGTGATAAACTTTGAACATAATTTACAAGTTGTTTTTTTTGCGAGCTTGTTGTTGCATATCCATGTATTGCATATAAAAGTAAACTCTGATTTCCTGTTATTTCTTTATTTGCATGTATTTTGTTTAAATATTCAATTAATTTCTTTTGCTTACTTTTGCTTACTGTTTTTCCATTTAAAGTTCCATCATCTTTTTTGTCAGATTCAAATTCTTGTTGTTTAAATTTTAAATATGTCTTAATATCCACTTTTGCATTATTAACTATTATATCGTATTCTGTATCTTTTTCAGCCTTAATATAGTTTTCATATATTGCTCCTATTTCTTTATTAGAATAAGTTGAATCTAATAATATTTGTATTTTGTCTTTAGCTTTTAAACTTTGATTTTCTTTAAGTCTTCCTTGCTTTTTTCTTTTTTGAGTTTCATTTTTTTCTGTTACTTTGTAATCTATATAAGTTTTAAATTTTAGTCCACTTTCATTCATTTTTTTGTATTCTTTTTCGGTTGGAATATCAATATTATTTTTTTGCGCTTTATCATATGATTTCATGAATTCAGTTTTACTAGTTCCTGTTGATATGATGTATTCTGCATCCTTTAGTTGAGAGCCACCATCATCTCTTTCTGTGTTATTAAGTATGTCATATTTAAATATTCCCCATTTTTGTTGCTCGGTCCAATTCTGGTCTTGCAAATATTTTATTTTGTCCTCTTTCTTTTTTAATTTACTATTAGTATATTCTAATAACTGCTTGTATGGTAGTTTAGCATATTTATACATTTCTGTTTGCTTAGCATTTAAAGATTTATAGTTATTGTCTGCATAACTTTTTGCCTCTGGTAAAGCATACTTTCCAAAAATCCCTGCTTTCATATACGTTCCCAAATTAGCCTTTTCAACTGGAAATTTCAAAGTTTCTTTTCCCTCCGAATCTACTCCATAACTTCCTCCTGCTAGTATCGTTCCAACTCCTTCCACAGTCTTTCTTACTTGCCCTCCACCAAATGGTAGCAATAAATAAGAAGCTGGTTTGCTTATTTCATTCAATAGTGTTTTAACTGCCTTGCTTGAATTAATTTCACCAGTTACCAAACCTGATATTGCCTTAAATGTATTTTTTGCATCTGGTATAGCTCCACTGACCGGTATCCTTCCTCCTCCAGCTAGTCCTCCTATAAAAGGCAATTCTTGTACAATATCTGTACCCACATTAATTAATTTCTCTGCTGTATTCATGTTTGGAGTATTCAATGTTTCAAATGAGTCTACAGCTATATCTATTGGACTAAATGCAGACTTTCTTCCAGTAATCTTTTCACTTGTCCAATTGAATAAGTATGCAGCTACAAACATTTTGAAATAAGCTAACGCTATATTTGCTAAGCCTTTGTCTTTTAAATCTCTTGGAATATCTTTAAACATATAGCTATATTGATTATTAACTTCTAATTGAAATTGAGTAAATGCTTTACTTATAGGGTTTTTCTCCTCAAATAATGTTGGCAGTGCACCTTTACTTCTATCTGCCATAACATTTGCTCCAAACGAATTAGCATTTTTCAATGCTTCTTTTGCAGTCATTCCTTTGTCTATATTATCCAGATATTTGCCTCTTACAATAATGTTGGTTGCTACATTATCTATGGCATTAAATAAAAAACTTGTTTTGTCTCTTATCTTTTCAAGACTTGTTTTATATAGCTTATCAGCTTGTTTTAATCTGTTAGTTAAAAATGTAGACTCATTTATAAAACCATCATCACTTATATACGATTTTATAGTATCTATTGTCGCTCTTCCTATGTTTTTTGTACTAATTTGAGAATAAGCCTGTGTTATAGCTATAAAGTTTGTAATAGCACTTCCAATGTTTAGGCCTATGGCATTCGCACCAAATCTATTTTCTATAGCTTTCGTTGTACTATATATGGACCTCGAAATTCTATTTTCAAGACTTCTATCTGCTTCACTTTTTTTGTTAGCTAGAGCATTTGTATATCTTCGTAATTCCACCACCAAATTTGGCATTGGATTATCAGCCACATCAAACACCTTACCGATTTCCATCATTTTCTCTTGAGGTGTCAATATTTCGTTATCATATATTTCATCAACTTTTTCTTGTATCCCTTTATCAGAGTATTGATATCTTATTTCATTTTCTAATCCTCTTAACCTTTGAATATTTTCAGTGTGAAATATAGTATCTGCAGCCTGTCTAATATATGTATCAAATCCTTTTAATGCATTATATGTTGTTTTATCTGTTTTTCTATTTAATGAACTTCTATTCCATGTTTTGCCTGGTACAAATTGCTCAGTTTTTCCCGCTATGTTGGTTGGTAGTGGTCTTTTGTCTATTTCTATTCCTAATTTATCTAGAACTTTTTCCGCTTTTGTTACTGGTTGATAGTCAATAAAGTGTGGAAAATACCCTTTTCTATATTTTATTTCTGCATATCCATTTGCTCTTAATTCTTGATTTTCCAATTCAAGTATTTCATCATATATGTTTCTTAAAGTGTCTATAGCTTTTTCAACTTTTGCTTTGTCTATTTTGCCTTGATTTATATTTTTATTAATTGATTTTAATGTTTTTACTACTTCTTCATCAGATTTAAAGTCTGGGTTATATTTTGCTTCCCCTAAAAGCTGAACTGCCTCAGACTCATATTGATTTAAATTTAATCTTTCAATTTTGTCATTGTATGAGTTAATAAATCTTTGTTTTTCTGCTTCTGCTTCGTGGACAGGTGTAAAATATGTGTCAATTATATCTTGAGCTTCTTGCTTATTTGATATTATATCAAACATATTTCTCTCCATTGTTTCTCTTTGATATTTAAGACCCATGCTTTTATCCTTCCATTTAGCAATGTTTTTTATTTTGTCTTTGGCAAGTTCTCTATTTTTTTCAATAATAGATTTTCTTGATATATTATCTTCAGCTACTTCTTGATTTACAACTGTTGAATTAATTTTATTCTGTTGCTTTAAATCCTTTTTCATTGGTAACTTTATATCTTTTAAGTTAGTTCTTGTTCCATTTGTATTAAAGTTGTTTTCTAAATATGATTGCCATGTTTCGTTGTTTTGTGAATATCTTATATCGGGATTGCTTGTAGGTTTTGTGTTAGATACATTTTTGATTTGATTAGAATTAAAGGCAACATAAGTTCCACTTAAAGAAATACCATCATATCCGTTATCGATTAAATATTTGCGAAGTTTAGTTCCATCAAATTTATTTCTATTTTCCATTTTTAAATTATCTATATTATAATTTGGATTTATACTTTTAACTGTTTCTTCAAATGTCATATTATTTTTTAATGTGAATGGATTAGTAATATTTAAATAAGATTTATATACATTGCCTTTAGAATGTGCATAACTAGATGCTCTATCATAATTGTCTGTAAAATAAAAACCATCTCCCATTGTTGATATTTTGGATTTATCTATATCAAATATAGTAAACCAATATTCTTTTGGTATCCCAGAATTTGCTTCTGTTCCATGATATACTTCTAATAAATTTCCATTTTCATCTCTTACTTTACTATCTTTGAAATATTCTTGTTGCTCTTTTGTTAAAGTTCTTCCTTGATTGTCTTGCATAGAAAAAGAATTATTTTCAGATTCTTGCATAGAATATTTAGTAGTATTGACATCTTTGTTTGAAGGTGGTATACTATTATTAGAATTAGTCAACGATACAGAGAAAGATTTATCTGATGCACTGTAATTTTGGCTAATTCTTTTTATTTTTGTTACATCATACAATGTTTTTTTATTACCACTTTTAGCAATATTTATTAATCCTTCAAACTTTAATCCGTTAACTTCAAACGTAGTTTTGTAGTAATCCCAACCATCCTTAGCAAACGGATGTCTTCCATCATCTTCTGTACTATATTGATATTCAGATACATTTAATAAATTATCTAATTCTGTAGATGCTTTGATTTTTGATTCCTTTGTAATGGCAGGCAATTTATTTTTTGGATGAGTATATTCGTTAGCAGTTTTCATCGTGATTTTTATATTTTCATTATCTAAATTTATACCCTTTTCTCTAAAATTATCTAATATATATCTTTTGGCAATTTTTGTTTGTTCTGATAAAGATTTCCCTTTAAATATATCTTGGTCTGTATCAATCTGAACATATTTATTTCCATTATTATCTGCTTGAATACTATAGTTAGAATTATCGTTTAACCTATTCTTACGATTATATGCTTGCGTCCATTTATAATATAAATCCTCTACAAATTGATTTTGATTTTTATACCCTCTAAATTGATGCCACAAGTATTTTATTTCACTATAAATTCTTTGGAAAATATTAGGATTATTTTGTGCTATATTATTTATAAAATCTTGTGTTCCGAACAATTGTGCAGATACATCTGATAAAGCTTCTTCTGTTATCTCTGTAGAATTATAATTGTTCAACAATTGTTTTACAGAAGTGTCAAACTCCTTATTGCTCTTTCTGTAATTATCTATTATACCCTTCATCTGGTCAGTTCCTATTGCGTGAGTTAATTCATGTATTGCAATAAATTCTCCTGTCCTAGTTGAATTAGGGTTTATTGTTATTACTCCATCAGAATAAGAACCATTTGCTTTTCTTCCATCTGGTGATTTTAAACTACTATCTAGTCTTATATCTATATTCTTATCTGTTACAATTTTTTCTAGCATATCCACAAAATTATGGGCCTGTTCTGTATTATTAAAGTATCTATTTGCATCTTGTCTTAATCTGTCTATTTTAACATTTTCACTCTTTTCGTACTGGTATTTTTGCATGGGTAATTTTTTATTATTCAATATATTGTTTAATTCATTTGACATCTGAGATTGATTACTTTTAATTTCTTCTATTCGTTTCTTAATTTCTGGATCCTTTTGCGCAACATTCATGACTTCATTTATTTTGCTTTCATATTCCTTAGATACATCACTTCCACCCAAACCTACTAAATTCAAGGCAAGTGTACTTAAAAAAGTTATTTTGTTAGTTTCTCCTGCATTATTCCACCATTCCTTAAAGTTTGGTAATTCCTTTTTATTAATTATTTTATCTATTATATATCCTGCATTATCAGATATCTGCTCTTCTGTCATTTCTCCTAAAAAGCCATATGCTTTGTTCGCTATAAACTTTCCAACCTTTGATTTTACTTTTTCCGAAATAAACTTTCCTGCTAAATCATCTAGACTACCTTTTGCTATAATATTGCCACCTGTCAGTTTTTCCGTTCCTGCTTCAACTGCACCTTTTAAAATTCCAGTTTTGATTGCCTCGCTCAAATTACTTCTATCTTCGTTGATTGTTTCTTGAGCCGAATTTCCTCCAGAACTTAAGCCTGTTAAAGCAAGTCCTGAACCAGGAGCTACAAAATTTGCTACCATTGAAGGCACCATATTACCTATTACGTTGTTAATATTACTTGCCATATTTACTACATTGTTATTTACATCCTTATTAACTTTACTTCTGTATGATGATTTTTGACTTAATTCTTCTGCAACATCTAGTATTTTACTTTTTGATTCATTTAAGAAATTGTCATCTTTTAGTACTCCTATTTTCTTTCCAAAATCACTTATTTTCTGTGCATTTCTGGCAATTGGTAGTAATCCCGAATTTGCTATACCTGTTACTCCCTTCTTTATTCCTTCTGGAAAACTATTAAGTATATGAGCTACTGAAGAATTATAATTTTTATTTTCTATGTCTTTATTTATTTGTTCTGCTTCTTTCATGGCGCTTGCATCTTGTAGTGTAACTCTAGTACCTTGTTTATCATTTGTTATAGTTCCTTGTTGAAGGTTATATTTTAAATCATTCCACGTATTTACTGGTAAAGTTTGCCTGTTTAATTTGGAATTATTAGATTTCATTGGTAAAACAATTTTTGAAGAAGTCTCTTTTTTTAAATTCATTGGCAATACAACATTTGAAGTTTGTATTTTCATTTGTTCTTCTCGTCTTTTTTTCTCTTCTTCTTTCTTTCTTCTCTGCTCTTCAAATGTTCCGTTTATAATAGATTCAGCTATACCACTATTGGCATTCTTTTTACCATATGTACCATTAATAATTTGGTCTGCTATAGACATCTTCTATTCCTCCTATTCTAGTCCCAGTCTTGCACACAAGACTCTTACATCATCTTGTGTAATATTTCCTTTCTGATATTCTGAACTAATCTGTGTTGTTAGCATTGTAGGGTTTTTAGCAAGTGCTTGTACCATCTTTCCTGCAATTCCCCCCTGCTTAGCTTTAGCTAGCAAATTGCTGTATGAATTGTATAAACTTTGTGCGTAGTCGCTTAATCCAGTAGGACTATCATCAACATTTAATGTTGTACCACTCGATTGGCTTGCTTTCGCTCTTTGAATTGTTTTATTCAGTTCGTACTCTTTCTCCCAATTACTCTGTTCTTGCTTATCTTTTTCCTTTTGATAATCAAATTGCTCTTTGTTAAATTGTCTTTCCCATTGAGCTTGTTCTAAAGATTGTTGATATTGTTTTTCCCAATTACTTTGTGATAAAGCATCTTGCTCTTTATTATAATTAAACTGCTCTCTGTTAAATTTCAAGTTATATATATTATATAAGTCGTCTATTTGCTGTTTATATATATTTAATGTTGATTGAGCTAGTTGTAAATCTCCATCTTGTCTTGCTTTGGCTATTTGTGCATCAAAATTTGCTTTTATTTTGTTAGCATTATTTCTTGCTTCTGTTCTTGCATTTTGATATGAATTATAATATCCAAGTTTCGTTGTTTCTGCTAATCCACTATTACTTAACCCCTGCTCTGCTAAGTTCTCTGCATTTGCACCATATGGGTTAATTTGTTTTTGATAGTCTGTATACAAGGCCTTATTAGTTTTATTAACGTCTTCCTCTGTTTCCTGTTTCTTCTTTTCCAACTCATTTATTGTTTGCTCTGTACCAGTGTTTATTATGTCTTTTTGTTGCTCTAACTGTTTGTCATATAATTGATTAGTCTTATTTTGTATATTATTTATATCTTCATAACCTTCTTCATCTATATTTTGAGCATTAGATATTTGCATTATATACACCTCTTTCTTCCATTATTTCCTACCCAAATAACTGCTTTTTTTATTTTTCCATCTTGTTTTATAAAACATTTGCATCTTTTAATCACTCCACTATTTTTTGTATAAGCTATTTTTTGATTTCCTTTTATCGTGCAAGTTACTTCTTTGGAATCTATGTAATTAGAATTGTTATTGGTTACAACATTAAAAACAGCAGTAACTGTGTTGTTACTGCCATATTTTTTATATATTTTATCTAACTGTTCATCGTTTAGTTGTATTGTATTGTTTCCTGAATTTACACTCTTATTCAATATTTCCATTGAGTCAATCAAAACTTTTAGTATCACTGGCGACCCTGAAGGATTTGTTATACTCATATTTATATTATCACCATGTATAAAGTCATTTAAAATGCTTATTTTGGCAATTTGATATGTAGTACCACTTATGTTCAAGTCAGCATCTTTATTTATACTTCCTGACGTGTTTCTTGCTTTAAAATTAATTGTATAACTTATATTTGGACTTAAGTTGTTAACCGTAAATTCTCCACTACTACTATTACTATTAATTTCCGTATATGAATTTTGTGTTGATAATTTATAATATATTTTATCTGCTTTTGAACTTAAGTTATATTTAAAAGTTAAACTACTTAATGTTTTGCTTTTTAAAGATAGCGATGTTATGCTCGGTGCTTGTACTAATACTGGTATATCAACAGAAGTATTGCCTGTTAGAGTTCCATATGAAGGAGTTGTATAAAAACTGTATGATGCTGAAATTTGTCTTCCACTTGCATTATTAATAGTAACTCTTTTTGAAAATACTGTTGTAGTTGTGTTCTCTGGTAATGTATATTTATTTGTATACTTTACTCCATCTATATAAAAAGTACCCTCTTGAGTATACCCCTGCCATGATTCACCACTTGTTTTAGCTGTCACATTGTATTCTACAACAGCTGTATTATTATTTGCATCTGTACTCATTATAGAAAGAGATTGATTAGCCACTACTGCCATTTTTCATACTCTCCTTTTAATCAAAATATTGAAAATATATTTCCCCTTCTTCTAAAGATGTAGGAACATTTTTTCCTTTAGATATTTTAGTTTTCGCTCCAGTTTTTATTTCATCAAGCAATTTATTAACTTGTGTTGTTAAATTTGTTATACTTGTACTTGCATCATTTGCAATTTTCTTGCCATCCGTTGCTATTTTCTCTATGTTTGTATCTTTGGTTTGTAATGACGAAACTATAGAGTCTAACTCTTTTACTAAGGTTTCGTTTAAGTATTCCTTAATCTTATTTGATGCCTCGTCAAACTTTATTTTTAATTCATCTGCTGACAATGCTGGTTTATCTGGTAAACTCTGATGAACATTTAAATTTTCTGTTAATTTTGTTAACGCCATTTTTTATCCTCCTATCTCTTAACATATCCACCAATAAAAGCCTCTAAAATTGCACTAAACAGACCAAAAGGCTTATCTAATTCGTCCGTATAGAAACGTAATGAAATGTTTAAAAACTTCTTTTCTTTTATTTTAAAAACTATATAACTTTCATTTTTTGTTGTATATTCAAAGTTGTTATAATCTATATTCTCATAGTCAAAACCTGTTGCAGATTTGCTTGTTATGTATTTCTCATCTTTTTTATTCGTTCTTTCAGCTATCTTAATCTTTCCATTTGGAATAGTTTTGATTTTAGCAACTCCTCCACGTTTATTGGTTGTTTTTAACAAATTAGAATACCCAAATCCATCCATTGGAGTTGTCCAATATGCATTTAATATTTCTCCATCGTCATTTGTCCCGTCAAAAATATAAATACATCCATCTGTAGAACCAATATATAGCTTCCCTTTATATTCCTTAAGAATATTAGGTTTACTATTTTTAATATTCCATAGATACCATTCATATTCTACAGAACTAATATTCTGAAATTTTTGTCGTGAATCTGCTAAAAATATATATCCATCACATAAAACTAATAGATATCCTTGCCATTCTATCATTTGAGAATTATTGTAATTATTAGTATTAATCAATTTATTATCAATTAGTGAACTTCTATGAGTTAATAATTGTTCTTCATCAATATTCCCAGTTATCCCTTCAAGACCATATTTACTTAAAAAGACAATATCGTCACTAAAGTTAATCGATGTAGAATAACAACCTGTAGATACATTGCCTTGTTTACTAGGATAAATTCTTCCATACGTCTGTGATGTTGTTGGAATATGATAAAATACAGTTGCATTTTCTTGATTTTGTTCCTTAAAAACCCATAAAATGTTATTTCCTACAGTAACACTCTTTATCGCTGACTCTGAGGTTCCATCTTCATAATAACTTAAATCTGACACATATGCCGGATTTTGAAGTTCACTATGAAATAGAACATTAGGGAAATCATCATTTCCAGTGAAGAAAACTCTATTATCAAAAATTTGTGTTATTTTACATTTTTTTATTCTATCTATATATCCTACGGTTGACTTACTATACACTATTTTGACATTATCTTCTCCATCTCTAGAAGGTTTTTCCGGAGCAGCCTCAAAGGTTATTTTCCCAAGTAATAATGAAACTGTATATTGTGTTGTAAGTACATCATTAATATATACTTCATCAACGCTATCTATTTCTGTTGAATCTAAATAATAATCCTTGCTTGTACCATCTGCACAAAACATATTTATTCTTTTAGGTTGTAATAGATTAACGTCTTGATATAATGTTCCACCACCAGATGGACTTCTGTTTATAGTTGTTGTTGGAATAAAAGCCTCACTTGTTATTTGATTTAGATTTGCTCCATCATAAACGAAATAATTCGTGCCATCTTTTATATATACTTTATTATTAAATGAAAAAAATGATGTTCTATTATTGTTCATAGTCTCTGACAGCATTATTAAATTTTGTGTGCTTGGTACAGTAGGAAAATTGTTCCACAAATATAACTTAGTACCAGAATGAACAAGTGCTTTATTTGTACTATATATGTATATACCATTTATTGAATTGGTATCTAACTCTGCTAGCTTTCTATATCCTGGTCTAGACTGAATACAATTTCCTTCTGTTGTATAATCTTTGTATATATTTAGTGCATCTGGACTTCTATTTAAATTTACTAAGCTCTCATCATTCTTGAAATCAACTCCAGCTAAATCAATATACTGCCTTTTTATTGATGTTGCCATCTTCTCCTCCTCTTAAATAATTCCTTCTTCAATTACAATTGAAGGTAATTCTCTTCTAGTATCTAAATTTTGCATTCTTATTTGATACTCTTTATAAAATGCACTATAGTCTGCACTTGGATCCACCTTTAAGATATCATTAGCAACTAAATATGGTAGTATTGCTTGCACATCCTGGTCTATTTCTAAAGTAAAATTATCTTTAGTTTCTATATTAATTTCAGTTGGATATGCATAATATTCTATTATATATCTTCCTTTTCTGGCTTCTACATATATTTTTTTACCAACTATATAGTAATTTGTATTTGCTTTGTTATTATTTTCATCCAGTCTTACAATTCTCTTAAATTGATATAAATCCATAGGTAAACTATATTCAATCATAGTGTTATCTGTGTCAGTGTCAATATTTATTGTCTTTGTTTTCAATATTTTTTTCTTTTGAGATAAGTACTGATAGTTAGTTGCATATACTAAATTAATCCTATTACGTATATCTTCGTCCTCTGTTAATAATTGATTATTTGGGCTATACTCTTCTATTAATCCCAGCATTATCTTCTTATTTTCTCCTAAGGTCATTACTTCACCTCTTTATATATTTCTTCTATTTGACTAATTTCTTCCTTTAAATCTTTTAGCTTATAGAACTCTCTATCTGGAATAATATATCCAAGCGTTTCATCCCATATTAATATAGTTCCTTCTGGTATCTCTTGTATTAATATACTTTTTTCCGTAGACTTTATCCCTTTATATTCTGTTTTTTTGTGTATTTCTGTTTTTAGTATTAAATCATCTAGAGTTTGATGTATTGTCCCATCATCTGTTTTTTCATCAAATTTTGTTTCTTTTGCTATTGTCCTCCCATAAAATTGTCTTAGCGTTGGTTTTATAGTAAATAATTCATTTTTATCCATCTGTTTTTCCTCCTTCAAATTCTGGTGCAAATGAAAGGATTTGAACCTTTACGACCGAAGTCAAGAAATTTTAATTTTCTTACGTCTCCCTTTTCCGTCACATTTGCATAAAGAGGGAGATTATCCCTCTAGATTACATTGCTGTTTTTATCACATAGATTTCTTTTGGTCTTGTTATTAGTGCGCCAAATACATATAAGCCCTTGATAGCATCACTAAATGCATCTTGTGGTCTATATGCCTCTACCTTATTAATTTGTTCAGCAAAAGCTATTGCTTTGTTTGTTCTCAATATATTATAGAAAACATTGTCTTTTGTGTCTGATGCTTGAGCTTTACCAGTAGGTAAAAGATTTTCAATACAAACAAATGCATTATTTATTTTTCCGACAGCACCTTTTTTTAGGATTTCTGGGTTGTTGGTTGATAATTCTGTTAATGCTTGTCTATATATTGTAAATGCTTTTGGAGCAACTTCTAAATAATATGTATCTGTAACTTTACAGTCATTTTCGTATAATTTTGAAAATCCGTCTTCAACGCTAGATATTGCATTTGTTTTTGACAATGTTATAACACTTGAACTTTGTGCTAATGGATTTTCAGTAGCTTCTACTCCTGCTTTTACTAATGATGCCACATATTTATCTCCTGCTTGTGATAATCCCTTACTAGCTTCATCTGTAAGTTCATCCATCAAGCCTGGAGTAGATTGAGCCTTATCAACATCATCCACTTCAAAATTGAAATATTTATACTGATTTAATTTTAGTGTCATGCTTCCATCAGAACCAGATTCTCTAGTTATTGCCTCCCCTGGAACATAAGTTTTAATAGTTGGTCTTGTTACACTTAATATTTTAATTTCTTTTGAATTTTTGGTTTCTGGGTCCCATGTAAAATCACAATGTTTCCTTAAGGATGTAATCTTCTCCAATGCCTTATTAAATTTTGTACTCCAAACCGTTCTTTGAAAATTTAGTATACTCATTTTTTAATCCTTTCTTTATAGGACTATTATTTGTTTTTACCCCATAACTGCATAGACTTTTCAACAACTGCCATTAATTTTGGATTTTCTAAGTCTTCTTCCGTGAAATTTCTAACCTCTTCTGGAGTATAATAATCCTTTATTTCATTACTTAAATTTGTTGTTTTAGCACTTCCAGGAGACTTTGGTTGTGTAGGTTTACTTCCATTAACTTTTTGATACATTTCATAAATTTTAGAAACCTCTGTATTCAAATTAAATTGATTTCTAAATGAAGAAAAATCCTTATCTTCAAGGATTTTCGTATCATAGCCTTTGGCTTTTAAATTATCTACATCTTTCATTTTTATTAATTCTCGGCAAACGTCATTAAATATAGTTTTGTCTCTAAGACTTCTTTCTTTTTCTGGAATAGATGCAATTCTATTTGCCTCTGCCTCCATCTCTGTTTTACCAAGCTTAATAATATCGCTTGCATCTGCCTTTGCTAAAACCATTTCATCTCTTTCATTTAAAGATGACTTTATTATTTCTGGTATTTGCATCCCTTGTTCTTTGTAGAACTCTTTTGATTTTGTAATTACATCATCAATACTATCTGCTCCCAATACAGACCTCATAATGGTCTCAAGTTCTTGATATTTTGCTTTAGTTGTTGCTTCATCTCTTTCTCTCTTTACTCTGTCTCTAATAAGTCTTGCTTCAATTTTTTCTTCTGCAATTTTATTAGCTCTCTCCTCAATTTGTCTTTCTATTTCTTCTGTATTAGGTTGAGTTACTTCTTCCGTAGCCCCTTGAACATTTTCTACTCCCTCGCTAGCATCAGTTTCGATTTGTTCCTCATTCTCTGATGTTTCAGGTACATCATTTACAACTAATTCGTTGCTCTCCTCTTCGTTTTCTATAAACATATAAACCTCCCGTTTTTAGTCCGTCGACTTTAAATTCCTTGATAGCAGTTTTACGTCTTACACATGTTTTGGACATAATAAAAAAGCATCATGCTTGATACTTTTAGTTTTTCTTTTCTTTTAAATCATTTATCTTTAAAATTTCTTCTTTTTCACAATTCTTACACTTATAATAAATTGTATCATTTTCCACTCTTTCAACTCTCATCTCTAGTAATTTACATTTTGGACAATTCACTCGAACCACCTCCCATAGTATTTACTAGCTCTTGTTGTATTCCATCTGCTTCGCTTTGTATATTATCAATTGAGTTCATCGTATTGTCTTGCTGTTGCATTGCTTGTTGAAATTGTGCTTGCATGTGTTGGGCTTGCATCTCCATCTCATCTATCTTCTTCTGTTTTGTTTGTCTCTTCTTTAATATATTTTGTAATGCAAATTTAGGCATAATGCTATATTCTGGTAGTGCTTCAACATACTCCTCAAATGTTATTTTCTGTGACATCATTAGGTTCTCTATACTCTGTTCTTGCGCAAGTCTATCATATGGAGATTGAGGTGTTATATCTACTTTTATATTAGCATCTAACTTCTTTAATAATTCGTATGAAAATACTCCTGGAACTTCTCTTGTATTTCCTTCATCATCCTCAACTTCATACATTACCCTCATCCCATCAACTTTATAAGCTTTCCACATGTCGTACCAAATTCTAGCTAAATCTTCTATAAATGTTTTATATGTTTCAACTTGCTCGTTTAGTGGTTGTTGAGTTGCTTGCTGTACCGCCAAAATGGCTTTACCAGATGTCTGAGTTGGATCCACTTTTCCAGTTGCTACATCTCCTGCTCCTTCTAAATCCTTTGTATTATTTTGCAAATCATCTTGTAAATTCTTCGCATCTGGCGACATGCTTGTAGCATTTAAGTATCCAACTTGTTTTAAAACATCTTGAATTGTAGCACCACCTTTAAGTTTAATAGTACTTCCTGTCTTTTCTAAAGCATTTGCATTTGACACCATATCTTCATTTACTACTAGTTTAGGGAATGCTGCTAATTTAACCGCTAAAGCCCTTCTAGTAGCTATTTTATTTATTTCAATTTGATTTGATATTGTATTTCTAACAGCTCCAACACCTCTCGCAGAGCCTTTAACCTCTTCCCACACAATATGCGCAACGGGATATAAAGTCATTCCAGTTGGCTCTCTTGTTTCTAATTCGACAGATTTAGTTGCTCGTGTATAATATATTTCTCCTTTAATCTTATAATATTTAAGTAAAACTAAACACATTGGATTAACTTCATCTGTTATTGTTTTATATCCGGCTTGTTCAAGTGTTTCGCCATCTTCCACTATCAATTCTATCTTATCCTTATCTATTCCTAGTTGAGTTGCTTCCTCTCTGACTTGTGATATAGGTTTTCTATAAGATATTATTATATACGGTTGCGATTGAATATCACTACTATTTTCATTTCCATAATATATATTATTTTTATCAATTACTTCTGTACATACTTCCTGTTTATTGGTATCAAAATAATTATGAAGTATGCCTTCATCATTGATACATGCATCTTTTACAGCCTCTTTAATCTTGCTCGAAACTTGTTGCAATTCCCAAACTTTATTTGAATGTCTACTTAAAACCTTACACAATTCCTCTAAAAGCTTGCCTTCATCTTCTGCATTATAAAAGTTAGGATTATATACTATAGCATACGCATTTGAATTTATAACACCTAACTTGTATTTCACTATTGATTTTATAATATTTATGACTATTGGAGTTTCTTTGCCTATATTAAGATATTTGGTTTGATTTCCATAATAAAAATCATAGTTTTTCTCTGTATCTGTATAAACTTTTTTCATTCTATTATACATTCTACCTTTTTCGAAATCTCTCCACACGCTTGTTATTTTTTCATCAATATCTTTCATCAACATTTCTCACTTCCTTTTGGCTTTCTGCACTACCATCATAGTTTTCTAAATTTTCAAATACATCAGCCCAATATTCCTTTTCTTTTTCTATATTATCCGTTTTTCTTTTTTCTTCTATCTTTTTCTTCACTAACGTTATAGGATTTTGTATTTTTGTTTCTTTTCTCTGCAATCTCACTTGATAACCACCAAAAAAGCCGTATAATTAGACATACGGCTGGAAAAACAACATTAAACACTTCCATTTGAAATCTCCTTCATTTTCTTATATTTTCCATTAATCCTTCTTAATTTCAACTCTCTTTTTTTATTATCATCATACATTTTTACTTCTTCATTTTCATTTGAGTAATACCTTTCTCTAAAAACTCTTTTTTTCATCATTTCCTCCTAAAAAACCTCAATATCACTTCCAAAGTCTCCTTGTATATCTTCTTCAAATCCAAAATCTTTTGTAATGCTTTTTTCAAACTGATCTTCCTCAATTTGTACTACATTACTTTGTTGTGATTTTATATGATAAGCTATAGCTGTTCCCATAATCAAATCATCATGTGAGCCTTCTTGAGCTTCTGGTCTACCTTTCTCGTTTTTAACAAAAGTTACACCTTCTTTTAAAATTTCAACATCTGATATTTGTTCTATATTTTCACTAAATATTCTTTGTAGTTCCGCTAAAATTAATGGCCTTGTTTTTTTGTTTGTCTCAAACCCAAAACTTTTTTCTAGTTTATTAGTATAGTCGTCTACTTTTTCTCTTACATAAAGATTTGGATACTCATATTCTTCTGCCAACATCTTTGTTGGATATGTACTATAGTTAGTTTCTAAACCAACTAATGCCGTGTTGTAATAAATGCCCAAACAATAAATTTGTCGAGTATAGTATGTCTCATCTTTTTCGTGTTTTAGTACAGCTACAATATTATCATTAACATTATCAATAGCAACACCAGTAAAATTGTCGCTACCTTCTCCTGCAGTATCTCCACCTAAAACATACGGTTTGTTTTTTTCTGGTTTCTTGAAAATTTTAATGCATCCATTTGTATCACTTATCCACTTAATATCTGTTATTATTTTTTTGTCAATTGTTACTAAGATTTTGAAATCAAAATACCCTACATCTATCACGCCATTATTCTTTAATTGTTCCAGTTTGTCTATTCTTTCTACTAGAACCTCTTTATTAAAGTAACATTTACCAGATGCAATAAATGCTTCTTCTGGCATACATGGATACTCTTGTTTAATTAATTCTTTGTCTATATATTTTTGATATTTTTTAAAGTACCAATAAAGTTGATTTTCATCTAAATGCTTATCATCTCTTAGCCATTTTAATCTTTCATATATCCATTCTCCTTTTTTCCTATTTATATCATTTAAAAATTTGGTACGCATATTCTTTGTCTCAAAGTTTAATCTATATTCTTTGGTTTTCCACCAGGGATAAAAACAATTTATATGCTGTCCAGATTTCCACATCTCTCTATAGTCATTAAATCCATTAGCCGTTGTCTCCCATATTTTAATTGCATTTTTAGTAAATGTTTCTCCTAATGATGCCTGAATACTTGAAATACCATCTCTCCAAAAAGCACATTCAGAGCCATGAAAAAAGTTGATTGTTCTAGAACGACCAACTTCTTTTGTAGCAGTATCTATACTCCAACTACTATTTAATTTTTCAAATAATAACTGTCTTTTTGAGTTATATTTTTCTGTCGGTTTTAACATTTCCGGAAGTCTATTATACGTAAATTTGGCTTTATTTTGGAATATAGCCTCTGTATTGCTACTTTTATCTGCCAATGTTAATCCCTCAAAATTATGTCTTGTTATAGTCGCAGCTAACTGATATGCTGTTATTAACGTTGTAAATCCCTGCTGACGTCCCTTCAAAACTAATAATGATATATCTGTTATTAGTCCTTCTTCAAAATCTTTTATTGCTTTATTTAACGTATCTATAAATTCATGTTGTACTTCATTTATAAAAAAAGGAACAACTTTTTTATCTTTGTCAACAACTGTAAAACACAACTCTATTAATTTCTCTGGGTTATCTATTATTTCTTCTTTTAATTCTTCATTATGTACAATTTCATGTGCTACACCTAAAACAAACCTTTCATCTTTTTTTATGTCATGGTGACACTCCCACTGTTGTTTCCTTCTCTCTATAAGAAATTTTGCTGTTATCTTAATCATAATACATCTTCTAATTTTATTATTTCAGTAACTTCTCCTGAAAGATTTGTGTCCTGTTTACTTGACCAGCCAAAATTATTCTCTAAATTAAATTTAGCACCTTGAAATCTTTTGTTATCAAATGTAGCCTCTGCAGTATAAACTTCAACTGTTTGCTTCGCTCGTTTTATTATCTCAGCAAACTCTGTATTACCATAATCCTTTTCATACCTTCGTATTGTTTCTGTTGTAAGTCCTAAATATAGAGCAAGTCCCGAAATAGTATATGGTTTTCTACACTTATCACATTCATTAAAATAATTAGTAATTACCTCTATTAATTCTTCTGGCGTTTTATATTTGCATCTTGAATTGACAGTCAAGTACTCTTGTTTTAGCTTTTCTTTGCTAATATTCTCATTATAAAACTTCAAGTAACTCACCTCATTTATTATCACAGTAATCTCTATATTTACAACTACTGCATTTTTTATCTTTATCAAATAGACATTTATGTTTCTCGTCTTTCATATAAGCTAGCTTCATTCTATATTCCACATCTATTGACTTTGCTAGTTTGTAATTATTCATTTCACACCTTACACATAAAAAAGAGCTAGAAAAGCTCTAACTCTTTCAGAATATTAAATTGTAATCGTGGGCCTGCCTGTTACCAAGCAATTACTTTATAACTTGATAACATTTTAACACTTTAAAACCGTACAAAACGTACATATTTAATTTTTTTCAAAAAATCTTTTTAATTTTATTCTTGCTTTTTCTTCCGAACTATAATTCATCAAATGCATAATCTTAATCCAATTGCATTCATCAAAATATCTATATCTTATTATCTGTCTTATTTCGCTGTCTTCTATGTAGTTAAGTTCATATTCGATTTTTATTAATAGTTTATTTATTTTATCTCTCTTGCCTTTTAAGAGTTTTCTATATTTTCTATCTCTGATTTGTTTTTTATAGTCCACTCCTTGTATTGTTCTGTGACACTCTGTGTATGGAAAATTAGTTGAACTTCCTTTTACACTATCAGCTACCGTATTGCCAATATTATTATTTTGTAATCTTCTCTCTAAGTCTTTTACTTCTCTTTTAAGAAATATGATTTGTTCTAAATCTTTTTTATTCATTTGTACCTCCTACAAATATTTTTTTAGATCTTCTTTTCGTACTGCTATAAAGAAATTTCCTAAATTTAAGCTTATTACCTCGTCTTCGTCTATAACACTGAATTTCTTCTTTATTACAGTATCGTTTTTAATTATTACCATTTCTATTGTATCTTCTGTTCCCATAGATTAACCTCCATTTCCTTGTTTTATTACTTCTTCACTCATTTTATTCTCTCCCTTCTAGTAGTTCTTGCAAGGCTCTTTTTTGATTCAATAAGCATAACTTGTCTTTTTCAACTGCTTTTTTGTATTTTTCGTCGTCATCGTCTATATATATACATTCTGATATTGCTATATCCAATATATCTATTTTATTTTCTATTTTATTTATTACATTATAGTAATCTTTTTTTAATTCTTCATTCTCTTCTTGTAATTGTTTTATGGTTCTTCTAGTTAATGTATTATCTCCTGCTAATTCTTCAAGATATGCTTGTGCTTCCTTATCCAAGTTTCTACATCTGTTATTTAATTCTTCATTCTCTTTTTGTAATTCTTTAATTTGTTGTTTTAATTTTTGTTCTGTTTCATAACTTTCCTGTTCTAAATTATTCCACTCTTCCCAAGCTTGCTCTTTTTCTTCCTTTAATATTTCATTCTCTTTTAATACTCTTTTATAATCTGATAAAATATGTTCTAGTGCATTTATAAAAAATGTATATATTTCTTTATCTGTTTTTTCATTAAACAATTCTCTATCTGATTTCATTGTATTTATAAGTTTTTCAACTATTTTTATATCTTCTTCTATACTATTTCCTATGCTACCGACATTTGTGTCGTTACCATTATTATTTTTTTCATTTATATCAGCTTGTAATTCTTTAATTTCATCTTCCGCTTCTGCTATTTCTTCTCTTATGTCTAAATCATCAGCTCCTACATCCAACCTAGCTTGTTGTGTTTGATATAGTTCTTCTAGCCTTTGTTTTAATTCTTCTATACTATTTTCCACTACTCGTCCTCCTCTTCTAGTTCAATAACTTTTACTATTTTTGCTCCACATTTAGGGCAATAATTATAACTATTATCTTCTGGTGTTCCATATTCAAAATACCACTCTTCTTTACAATTACTGCACTCATATATAATATAATCATAATCATCTTTTCGTATAAAATTACATTCTTCCACTTAAAACACCTTCCAATATCTTTTGTTTATTATTTCTATCTATTCCTACATAACAACCTGTGTTTTCTTCTTTTACATCTTTTCCTGGATATAACATACACTTGTTATTTATATTATTCATACAGTCTTTACATTTTATTAAATCTTCAAATAATTGCATTAAATCCACTCCTCTCCACACTTTTCACACTTATATACAATGTGGTCTATTTCCATATCTAAAAATTCACTTTTCATTCTTCCACCACATTCAGGGCAATGTAAACTAAATATATCTTTAATTTTTTCTATTATTCTTTTTATTTTTTCTTTCACTTAATTACCTCCAAACTCTTTTTCAAGTTTTCGTTTTTCCGTATAATGTACTTTAGTTCTTGTTATTTGATGAATTATGTCGCATATAGTTCCTTTACTATATGGAAAGGACCATCTATCCTGTCCAAAATATTCCATTCCTCTTGCAGACTTTTCTTCTAATTCGTCTATTTGTTCTTTATCTAGCTTACAATAAATTATATATTCTAATTCTCTGTACATTTTTTCTACAATAGATTCGTATTCATCTAACCAATTCCAATTTATTTCTTCTATAAATTTTGGTTTTGCATATCTTATTACTCCTTTTCCACAAAATGGGCAATATTTTATATTTTCTTCAAAATGAAATGGTTGAAATATATCTTCTTCAAAGTATATTTCTTTTTTACAATTTGAGCATTCATGATATTTATATACTTCGCCTTTATACATCGGTGTTAATATAACTTCATCAGCTGTTTTCACTATGTATCACTCCTCCTGTCTAATTTGCTTTTAAAATAAGGTTTATTTTCTGTGTTATAGCACAAGCTAGAATTAGGGCATTCCATAGTTTTCTTTTTTATGCACATATCACAGTCCTTATTTTTTTCGGCTTTTATTATATCTACTAAATAACTTCCTATTGATTTTCCAAAACTCATATCTTATTTACTCCCCTCAACTAAATATTCACATGTTACCATTCCATTTAATATTAATTCGCACATAAAATCTTGTGCTGTTCTTACATCACTGTATCTACAATTAGCATTTTTATGTATTCGTGGGTCTGTATCTTCCCATTTATTAATATTTATCATTACAGGACTTAAAAATATATATTGTATTCCTCTTGAAAAGCATAGATAATAACAACTATCATAAGGCTTTTTACATTTTTTAAATCCAATTTTTTCAAATTCTTTCATATCTACTATTGGTACTAACATATTTTATTTACTCCTCTCTAATATATATATTTTAATGAAGTCCCTTCTCCTAATAACGAGCCTATATAATTTGCATCTGATATTTTAAATTTATTTGCTTGGTTATAATCTGATGTAAATATATAATCAGCTTCAAAAGTTACTTCATTATTTTCACAATCTACTCTTGGATATAATGAAAATTCTTTTAAATATAATTCTTTATATTTTATAATACAATAATTATATTTAGGCTCCCTATCTTCACAGGTTTTATTTTCGTCCATATTTTATTTACTCCTTTACTACTAAATTTGCTTGGAATAAATCGTATAATTTATCTACTATTTTTTCTGGAATAGAATGACTATCACTTTTTATATGTATTTCATTATGATTATTATTACATGGCAATAAATCTATGTATATTTTTGATTCGACTCCATGTTGCTTTGTTTTATATTCAATTTTTTCTCTTGTTCCATATTTAAATCCAAACTTTTCAAGTTCTTCTAAATCTACTCCGTTCTCTTATTTTTAACATATCTATTCTCCTCCTAATAATTCGCTATCTTCGTAGATGTTTCCAATTACTTCTGTAAATTTTTCTAAAAGAGGAACTCTTCCATAAAATCTATCCATATTCATAACATCAACAATAAATCCATTGTATTCATAAATAACTTTTCCAATATATATTTCTTTGCTTCCTGTTATTTTTACTATATCTCCCTCGTATATTTCTTTTCCGGTTTTTATCATATAATCCGAGTAAATTGTCCTATTGTTTCTATGTCTACTTCTTGTTCTCCTATACCGCCATAAATATCTATCATCTTTCCAGCTTATAAATGGTACATATTCATCTGCACGATTAAAATTAAAAGATAAATAACCATATACCCATTCTCCGATTATCTATTCTTTTTCCTCTAAACTTTATTTCTCTATTCATTTTCTCCTCCTACTCCTCAATATCGCTTATTCCTAAATAATCTAGCATATCTGTATAACATTCTTTGCACATATTACATAATTTTCGTGGAGAGTTTCCATTTTTTGCGACCGAAACAGTTATTCTGTCTAATGTAAAATTTCCACATCTTACACAAAATTTTTTATTGTTGCTTTGTATATTAAACATAAATTGCTCAAATTCTTTTTTGTTCATGTTCTTTATATCTTCAAAATTCATCTTCTCCTCCTACTTTAATAAAACCACATATTTACTCTATGTTTGTAACAATGTTTAAGCATATTTAACCATAATTGGTGCATATCATAATAATTCATTTCTATGTAATTGTGTCCTTGCATTTCTACCTTTAAATCTTTCATTGCATCATATATTTTTTTACATTCTTTAGGTGTTAATTTTCCATCACAGTCACTATGCCATAAAAATATATCTAAATCATCATTACATAAATTATTCCATTCTTTGATTTCTTCTGGTTGCAATTCATCTTTGAATGTTTTTTTGTATAATTCTCCTAACCTTTCGTTATAAGCACTTGCGACTTTGTTTCTATATAAATTAAATTTTATATATCCACAATGGTAAGTATCTTTTCTTTCTAAACCTTTTACACTTATATCTAATCCCATTGTTCTCCTCCTACTTTATAGCAATTAGCCATATAACTTTCTTTTGTGTTGCATTTTTTTATTATTCGAATATAACATATCTTATATTGTGTTATATTCGCACAACTCTCACAAATACTTAATCTCTAAGTCTACACGTCTTACATCTTTTGAATATAACATTTATAATTTGAGTTATATTCACACTTTTTTCATTAAATTTTACCTAAAAAAAACGTATCTTTTTTATAACATTATTGCTTTGCTCTCTAGTAACACCTATGTACCTCAAAGTAATTCTCTCAGATGAATGATTATATATTTCCATCAACATAGCAATATTGTTACGACTTAATTTATACATAAAATATCCAAATGTTTTTCTCATAGTATGAGTTCCTACATTGAACTCTCCACAAGCATTACAAGCTCTTTTTATTATCTCATATGCCCTATTTCTTGTAATTGGCTTATTATGTCCTTTTCTGCTCTTAAACATATATTCATCCAGTGATTTACCTTGAACATAAACATCTATTTCTTTTTTTAAATATGGATTCCAATCATATATTTTTTGCTTACCAGTTTTTTGTTCTCTTATGGAATATCCTCTTTTTATGCAATCTTTAACTTTGTAATTTAAAATATCAGAAATTCTTAATCCAGTGTAAATACCAAAAGAAAATAACAGAGCATCTCTACTATTTCTAACTTGCAAATAATTATGTATCTCTTTTATTCTATCTGTATCTCTTATTGGTTCTACTATATTCAATACGTTCAACTCCTAAATTCATAAATATTTTTTTAATGCTATCCTCTGCTTTTGGAGTATATGGGCATCTTGTCGGTTCCTTCCAATCTTTTTCTCCAAGACCCACACACCCTAAACATATATTTTTTTCGATTGAGCTCTTGCAAGGCTCTTTTAATTCTCTATACTTACTTTTCATTTGCTCTCCTAATCCAAATATGGATAATGTCTTTCATTCTCATTCAACATCTGGTATTCTTTAGCCTTTTTCATATACGCTATATACTTCCTTAACTGTTTATTAAACACATCCTTACGTGAATTAATATCTTCTATGCATTTTCCAACCAAATAAATTTCCTCTTCTAACTCCTTAGTGGACATACTCTTAAAATCACGTGCTAATCTATACCCTTTAACTTGTGAATTATATAAAACAACCCTTCTCTGCTTTAATTTACTAATTTCATCTCTAACCTTTCTATCAGGAAGTCCTGACTTGCTTGCTAATTCTTCTCTCGTTGTAAATTTATATTTACTTAAATAACTTTCAATGTTCATTTGTTCCTCCTTTCAATCGTTTGCAGAGCACTAAATAAAATAAACTGTTCTTCTTCTGTAAGTTGTGAATATTGTTCTTCTTCTTTACATCTATTTATAATTCTGATTCTTTCAGAATACTTTTTGTCTTTCAAGAGCACACTATATTTATTAAATAAACTTAAATAAATATCTCTATGTCTTATTCTATTTATGTCTGCGGTTTGTACTCCGGTTTATACTACTGTTTTCACTACTCTTTATACTACTGTTTTTGCTTTCAAAATTGTAAGTATTTATTTTGTATTTATTGGGTTGACCTTTTTTCCCTTTAATATAAAATAAAAGTTTATTCTCTATTAACGCATTTCTAATCTGTATAAAGGTAGCCTCCCTATCAATTCTCATAATGCTCATTAATCTGCGGTTATCTACTGTAATCCATTCAGCCCAATTACATCTATTGAACAATGCAATTAACTTGTACCATAACAATTGTGATGAATTAGACAAATAATTAGTTTCGAGCCACTTCTCAAAAGCATTAATTAAGTCTATATATGTCATAACTTTATCCTTTCGTAAAATAAAGGGCTAAAACTTATGTCTAGCCCTTGTTGTTAATCTATAATTTGTAATTTTGTTTCTATATCTGGAGGGATATTCCCTTCAAAAACAAAACTATTTTTCAATATGTATTCGTTATATGTATTTGCTGTTTTATTTGCTCTCATCTTTGCTTGCTCTGCCCAACTCTGTTTTTCATCGCTTGTACTATTTTTATACTGCTCATATGTTGCCCTATCTGTCTTATAGCTTGCAATCATACTTCTGCAAGTATCTTCTACCTTTTTTATGGTGTCATAACTTGTTCTATCTCCTATTTTTCTATCTATATAATCTACTTTATTTGTAAACCAAGTATTAAACCAACCTCCCAATACTCCTATAACTGTTAATATAATAATTAGTATTATTATTCCTATTGTTATTAAAAAACCTTTCATTATCGAGCCTCCTTATATGTTACTACTGTATCCTTAACCTCAAATGGAATATCACTATATAGATATGTTCCTGTCCATTCTATGTATTTTCCATCTGGTGTAAAAAAGAATATTCCATTATCATTTGAGCCATAACTTCCATCTACATCAGGTAGCCATTTATTACTATATCTATCTACGCTTCTGATATTTAAATCACTTTCTGAACTATATGATGTATTCTTTTCATAATATTCGCTATCTGGTGTCAAAAAGCTATTTAAACTTGATATTTTGCCATCCACAATGAATTTCCCTGCGCAAGATCCATTTTCTAAAAATAATGCTATATACCCCAAAGGCTTTTCTATTTCACAAACCAATGTGTTGGCTCTTTCTCTCTGACCATTTACCCAATATGTTCTTCTAATCAAGTTATATCTTTCAAGGCTATAATCGATATCTGTCGGTGTTGGCTGATTTTCCGCCAATGTATTACCCATATTTAAAGTTGCTTCTACATCTTTTTTTGTACTAGTAGTGGAGGTCTCCACACAACCTGTCAATATAAATAATGATACTATTAAAATTCCCACCATAATAATTAATTTCTTTTTCATTTTTCTTTCCTCCTTAAATAACTTTTTCCCATTAATTTTACAAATTCTTCTTCTGTATGTGTTTTCATATATTCTTTTTGCGCATCTATTCTTAATTGTTTTATAACATTTTCATTGTCGTGGCATTTTCTACATATTAGTTTTACAAATTTATGTTGTATACTTCTTTTTCTATTACTTGCCACAAACTTCGCATATTCCTTCTTTAACTATGCCTTTATCTCTTTGTTTCTCTAGATATCCAAGTTTCTTACTTTTTTTCTTGATTTTGCACGTATTTTTATATTCCCTATCCTTGCAAAAATAACAAAAATCCTTATTTATCTCTTGTTTTAGTAGTAAACAATAGCAATATTTAATATATTTTTTGCTTCTAATCCTTAAAAATTTACACATTTTGTTTTTCCTCCTTGCAATATTTCTGGAAATATGCTATTATGTATACAGTTAGTCATATTTGATTAATGAGTTTCGTACTATCTGGAATTATCTTTTCTTCTGTCAGATAGTACTTTTATTTTTTCTGAATATGTTAATAAATGTTTTATGTGTACATCTGTTATTATCTGTATATATTGACTCTTCTCCTCTTCACTTAGTGTTGTTATATCTAATATTTCTTTTATATCGTTTAGTCCAGAAATTTCAGTATCAATCAAACAATTAGCAAATTTACTAATCTTCTTAACAACATCAGTTTGTTCATCTATTTCCCTAATTAAATATGGATCTTGTCCAAAGCCCGTAACTATCATCACAATAATAGCCACAACAAACCCTAAAATTATGCCTATAAATACTTGCATCTCTTTTTCCCTCCTTTCTATTTCAATATTTTATTCAGTTTTCTGTCTAATACATTTAAGCCTTTCCAGATTTTTTGACATAAATTAATCTTGAAAACTTTATAAACCATAACTTCCGTTACTATTGCTAATGTAATTGTTCCTACTAGCTCTGCTACTACTACCATGCCACATAAGAATACGTCTATTAAATAACTTATCATTTGTTTCGCCTCCTTCCAAACTTATCCAATTAATCTTTATTTCCTGTTAATTCTTTTAATTTTATTGGACTAATGTAATACGTCCATTTCTTGTTAGAAATTTGCATCGCATAGCCTATTGGTAAAATGTTTCTTTGTAATCCTACTCTTACAAACTGTTCTGATTTATGAAGTCTCTTAGCTGCTTCTTTAATAGTAATCTTTTCAGTTTCCAACTTTTCATCTCCTTTCCTTTTTGTACCTTGTCGCATTCATATTACGTGCTACGTAATATTTAATTAAAAAAAATATCTTTTCCCTCGTCCTTTGATAAATTTAATATATTAATGATATCTATTATATCTGTTAAACTAAAATCTACTTCATCTGAAAATCTTCTATAAATATAAGCATCACTTTTTTCCCATTTCTTAGCCAAATCTTGCTTTGATATATTTTTTAATTTCATATAGCTTTCTAATTTTATTATTATCTTTTTTCGATTATTCATCATTTCACCTCCTTAAATTACGTATCACGTAATTACGTTGTACGTAATATATATCATTTTATTTTCTTTGTCAATACTTTTTACGTAATTTTTTTATTTTTCTCAAAAAAATATTGCGTACTGCGAAAAAATGTAGTACAATAGTTTTGTAGGAGGTTTATTTTATGGAAGAACTTTTTGCTCAAAGATTATCTGAGTTAATTGAAAATAGCAATTATATATTAGCAGACTTAGAAGAAACTGTTGGTAAAAAGGCTGCTACTATTTCTAGATATGCTTCTGGTGAAATTAAAGGTGTAAAGAGAGAAACTATTGTAAAATTAGCTAATTTCTTTGGGGTTTCACCTGCATGGTTAGCCGGACTATCTAACGAAAAGTACGCAAATACAAAAACTGATAAATTTGGAAACTCTGTAACCCCAATTCCTATATTACGGTACAGTTAAAGCTGGATATGACTATCTTGCACAAGAAAATTGGATTGGAACTGTTGATGTTGAAACTTCTTTAGTTGGAAATGGAGATGAGTACTTTGCTTTAAAGATACACGGCGATAGTATGTCACCAGTTCTTATTGAAGATGACATTGTTGTTATTGAAAAACAAAATGATTTTGAAAATGGTGATATTGTTGTAGCGATTATAAATGGAGATGAAGCAACAATAAAAAAAGGTAAAAAAAGTGATAGCAGTATTTTATTGCAACCATTAAACTCTAGTTATGAGCCACTTATTTTCACTTATAATGAAATGAAAACTATACCTATTGAAATTATTGGTGTAGTAAAACAATTAAAAAGAGATTTTTAGAAGATTGTTATGAAGATTATTGATTTTTTAATAGGAGATGTATCATGTTTGTTATTGTATTTATTTTTTATACATCAATCGTTTTAGGCATGTTGAAATATATAAACAGAAGTCTTTTCTTTATAAGGCCAATGACAAAAAAGTATAAAATAATGGCTCCAGATTTACATAATAATATAAAAAATAGATATTTTATAATTTTTATTTTTAGTATCATAATTTTATTATATTTTTATATAATGTTTATTTTTAATATTATAATATTTGCAATATTACTATTTTCATTTTTCTTACTTTCATACTATCAGCATTCTATTTATAAAAAATATGACATCTTAGAATATATTAATGAATTTTCAGATGATTTATTTGACTGGCGTAAAATATATGATTTGAATATACCTGAAGACATAAAAAAAAGTTGCTTTTTAATACATAATAAAAATTATGAAGAGTTTAGAAAATTGTATATATATGAATTAAATATGGAAAAAGATTTTATTACTGATAAAATTGAAAAACTAAAAAAATATGAAAATTAACATTTTATATAATATAGTTAGCATTGTAAAACAGCTATATTGTTAATTTATGCAATTTAATTATATTTTATTCAAAATATATTAATATAAAAAGAGAAATATGTTACTGATTTGCGACAAGGTACATATTTCTCACACATAGGCACTGAAAGTGACTACATTTGTTATTATAGTATAAATGTCCCTCCCTTTCAAGTGTTTAATTAAAATATTTGAAAGAGAGGTTTTAATATTATGAAATTACCTAATGGCTTTGGAAGTGTTCATAAACTTTCAGGAAAGAGAAGAAATCCGTTTAGAGTCCGTGTAACTCGTGGCTGGTCAGATGATGGAAAGCAATTATATTCTACTATTGGTTACTATCATACACGAGAAGAAGCTCTTACAGCTCTTGCAAATTATAATTCAAACCCTTACGATTTGGCAACAGACTCGATTACATTTGCTGAGGTTTACAGAGAATGGTCCGAAGAGCATTTTACAAAAATTGTTCCTTCTGCACAAAGAACTTGGAAATGTGCATACAAATATTGTTCTCCCATATATAATATGAGATTTAAAGACATTAGAGTTTCACATCTAGAAAAAACTATAAGAGATGCAGATGTCGGTTTAAATACAAAACAAAGAATAAAAAGTCTATTCAATCTTATGTATAAATGGGCATTAAGACACGAAATATGTGATAAAGATTATGCTCAACTATGCAATTCTGTTGAAAAAGCAAAACCACAAATTGTCAGAATACCTTTTACTTATGATGAAATAAATCTATTGTGGGATAATATAAATTTTCCTTTTATAGATATGGTTTTAATAAGTTTATATTCTGGCTGGCGTCCTCAAGAATTGGCACTACTAAAAACGGAGAATATAGATTTAGAGAATATGACCATTAGGGGTGGCTTAAAAACAGATGCAGGAAAAAATAGAATTGTCCCTATACATTCCAAAATTCAAGATTTAATCAGAACTAGATATAATCCAAACAGTGAATATTTATTCTACGATACATTACAAGATAATTACCCTATTAATACTTATGAACGATATTATGGACGTTTTCAAAAAGTAATGTCTAAACTTGATTTAAAACATATGCCTCACGATACCAGACATACTTTTATCACAGAAGCAAAAGAAAAACGTATGAATGAATACATACTAAAATTAATTGTAGGACATTCTATTCAGGACATTACCGAAAAAATATATACCCATAGACAAATTAATGAACTAAAACAAGAAATTGAAAAAGTTAATTATACCAAAATGGAACCTAATATTTAGGCTCCATTTTGTGTATTACGTCTTGTGTATTACCTGTGTATTACTTGTGTATTACAACTATATTTTTCTCAATTTTTCTAACTTTTTACGAGTGTTGAACACATTAAGAATACTATGTTTAAGCACTTTCGGGTTACTTCATGCTTTCCTCTACTG